ATTGTTAAGCTTATCTATTTCTTGAAGTAATTGAGCTTTTTCTTCTTCAGAAATTCCAAGACTACCATCATCCCCCTGATTTTGGATTGCTCTTTGAACAATAGTAGCCATTTTAATTAATTGTTCATCATTCTTAACTCCTATTTCCATATATTCTTTAATAAGTGGAACTATAAGAGTAGCATCACCTATTTCTTGAACTAAAGGTTTTAATTCAGAAATTAAGGCAGATACTTGTTCTTCTCTTTTTTGTTGGTTTTTATAAATTTCTTCTAATAAATCAGAAAATTTCTTTTTACCAAAGACTACTGAATCTAACTTACCCATATATTTTATTTATAAATATATAAATTAGGGAAATTTAATGTAACCATATTCTATATAAAAAATATAATTAGTTTTAAATATATCATATAATTGGTTAGCTATTTTTGTTATTTTAGGAGTTTTTACATCTACCATTTCACGAATGTAAATGTACAAAGCTTTTTTATTAAAAATATCTATGTCTTTTCTTTTACGAAATAACTCTAATATAGCATCAGCTACTTTAGCATCATTTTCTTTTGGAAATAAATCATAAATATTGGAAGTAACGTACTCTACATACTGATCTATAAAGTTGGATAGTAAATTTTTATCTTCATTATCATCTATATTATAAGAATGATTCTCATCATCATATAAAGATTCTAATGGAGATTTATCTATTCTTTTTTTATAATTATTTTGGTTTGAAATTATTAAATAACGTTTTGCAATAGTACCAAAGTAAGAATATGCTTTAGCTCCTTTAGAAGGATCAAATAAATGAATTTTTGATAATAAAAATATAATTACCTCATGTTGTAAATGTTCTATTTCATCTACTTCAGTATAATAAAACTTAAAAGTATGGATTAAATTTTCTGTGAGTTTAAAAAAAGGATAATGAATAAATTGCTCGTATATTTTACTTTTAACTTCAGTATTCTCTGTATTATTATATAGAATAATAGCCTCTTCTGTTTCTGAAGTGAAATAATTTTTTGATTTTGCTTTTCTCTTTTTAGCCACGGTATCTATCAAAGTTCTTCTATAGTAAATTCATTCAAAATCATTTGGATTTTTTTAATTTCAGTAAAAAACCACCCAATTTCATCATCAGATTTAAATGATCCTCTTTCATCTATTTCTTTAATTTTTTTATCTGATTCTCTAATTGCAACATCTATTTTAGAAAGGTATCCCATATAAGAAACTAAAATATCTTCTTGTTTCTCATTCTTGCGTAGTAGATTAAAGGTCGTATATCCTAAGACTACGACCAAAATCGATAAAATTGTAATGGTTATTTCTAATATCATAACTTATCAAATATATTTTTTAAACCCTCACTTTTAATTTCACCTAATGCTTTATTTTTAATTGAGGTAGTGGACTGTTTTTTATTATTACCCTCCAATGTAAAATTACTCTTGTTAACATCCAAGTTATTTTTAAATTTAGGTAACCATTCAATTTCAAACTCAATTCTTGCAGCCATCATATCTGCCTGATGTAGTATAAATGGTAGTGAAGTTCTAGGTTTTGTTTCTGGCATAAATGATTTTAGATATTTCTCATTTGCTGAATCATATAAACCATCATGTGTTTGGATAGCTATCATCTCATTAAATGTATACTTAATATCATGTTCTTGGAGTAGAAATAATCCTCTATCTGGGACAGCCGCAAAAGCAATAGCTTTATTATGCATGTATTCTTCACCTAATTTATCTCTTCTCCATTTATCAGTCTGGGGTATGTAAGATTCATGTTCCGAATCACCCATTTTACCTAAATCATGGTTAATAGCTGAAAATACTAATTCTTCAGTAGTAAATGTAGTCATATCTGCACCAAAACCTTCCCAAACGGCAGATATTGATAAAGCAGCCTTAACTACTCTATTTACATGATCTACATAACCACCAGGAAATGCAGAATGATATTCTTTTTTATGAGAAGCAGGCATAAGAGAAATACGATCTTCAAATTTCTCATAGAATGCTTTTAATTTTTCTTTACGTGGAGATGAAATATAAGTATCAATATTACTCATAAATTCAACCCAATTAGTTTGGATTTGGTCCGCTGTCAACTTCATAACTTTTTTTATTTTTATCTTCGATTAATTTCCGAAGGTGAATGTTCTTCTCTTTCAACCATAGCTTTAACATCATTTAAAATTTCCGTAGAATTTTCTATGGTTTTTAGGAATTCGGGGATTGGAGAACCTCTCCTAACCATAAATTCTAAGGATTTTAACCTAGCTTCTAATGTTTCTAACTTATTAATAATAATATTTCTCTGCCTCATAATAACTAATTAATTAAATTGTTGGGTGGGGTGGGGCACCTACATATCCCTATATCCCCATTTATTCATAAATCTCTTATTTCTTATTTCCCTGTAATATTAAGATACGGGAAATTATCTGGGGGGCCAAGCTATTTTATAAAAGAAGTTACTAAATCTTCTAGATTTTTAATTTTAGCACACTTTTCGTATTCTTCTCGCTTTTCAAAAAATTTAATAGTTAACTTACAAGCAGTTAAAAGTTCTTCATCTGAGGCTTGTTTAATATGGTTTTGTTCTTTTTCTAGATTGATATCCTCTAATTGAGAATATGCTCTATTATACACCATCACTTCACTAAATTCTTTGATTTTCTTTGATTCCCTCTTATCACCACCAGAAGCGGTATTTAATAATGTAAGTAACATTTTATTGTTAAAATCCCCGTGATTAAACACTAATTTTTTAAACATACCTAACTTAAAAATTGGATTTTTGTAAAAGTCAGTATAAGATGCAACAACATCATCTTGAGAAGATGCTGATTCAGGTAAAGAATCTCCTGTAAACTGTTTAAAAAATTTATCTAAATCCATATCAATAAATATAAATAATAAAGGTAAGTAAAACAAATATAAATTGAATAGGAAAAAAAGAGGGAGACTAAACGTTAGGGGCTTTAACCCTTTCAGCTTTACTCTCCATTTAATGGGTATATTTTTGTATAAAAATTTAAAAAATATATTCTCCCTCTTTTTATTTTAAAACATTAGTACCGAGAGCGGGACTTGAACCCGCACGACTGTAATAGTCAAGGGATTTTAAGTCCCTCGTGTCTACCAATTCCACCACCTCGGCATTTTGTATATGATCCTACAACCTACCTATTATAAAACTGTATGGTTTTTAATTAGTTGGTCATTTATTTGATCAATTCGTTCACTTAATTCTTTTACAACTTTAATTAAGTTTTTTCCTTCGGGGTTGTTAGGATGATATTCCCATAATTCATCACGTTTTTGGGTTAAAAAAACTAACTCATTAATTAAATTTTCTTTTTCCATTTCTTCTTGGTTTATTTGATTTTTTAAATTTTCTAATTCCTCGTATTTATCTGCTAAAACTTCTATATCCATACCTTTTATTTTAACTGATCCCAAATTAATTGAAGTTCTTTTTCTAGTATTTGACCTTTTTCATATTGTTCGGATCCCCTAATCTCATAACAATCAATTTGACCACCATAACTAATATTACTTAGATCAAAAGTAAAACCATTTTCCATGTAAATTTGCCATCTACCAAAACCATCACTATCAATTGTAGTTCCTGGGTATTTTTCACATACTGCTGTAAAAAATTGCTCTCTGTGGAGTCTTTGTATTTCTCTTTTTGTCATAACCTTAATTCTTTTATACCGTAAATATACGAATAGTATTTAAATTATCCAAATTTTAATATGACGTTTTTTACTAAATGCATTACTTTAATATGACTGTAATATTTATAGTCGTAATAACCCCTAAAATCAATATACAATGAAAAAAATACTTATTTTAGTTTTGGGGTTGGTTGGTTTGATTTCATGTTCAACCCCAAAAGCAGTAACTGTTGAAAAAATAGATATCGATAGAGATGCTATTGTTTATGATAACAAAGAAGTTGTCATCGTTACTCGTACTTTTTTAACTTTAGATCAATATAATGATTTAAAATTAAAAACTAAAGTTAATAGAGAAATTTGGGAAAACCCATAAATAGAAGGGGGGTAAAACCTCCTTTTACAATTTATATTTAGTTTTATATTTTTCAATAAATTTTATACCTACTGCTAATTCTAAAATCTCAGCATTTTCAGGAACCCCAGCTAACTTTTCTTCTTGAACTTGGTCTATATTTTTATTCTTCCAAACTTTCATTTTAACTTTAGCATTTGAACGATTTGATGTTCTAAACACCATTACCACAGGAGA